AAATTATCATCATCAGAAAAGTATGACTATCTTTCTAATAGATGTAATGATATCATAAGAGATTATGATTTAGAATATAACGAAACACTAATGGAGTTATGGGATGAACGAGAAACCAAAAAGAAATAGTATAACATGTTGGACTATCAATGTTCAATGGGACAATGGAACTTATGAAAACATATCTGATTTAGATGATGATGTTTCACAACCTATTGATGATTTTCTAACTGAACTAGAAGATGAAAGGGCGGAACAAAATGGGGCAGAGTAAAGTAATAAAGTTTAAACCTAAACCTAAACCTTTAAAATATTTCTTATGTGAATTTTTTAAAAGGTCTGGTGAGGATGAGAATACATATCATTATATATACTCAGATAAAAACTTAAAACAAATGAAGTATAAAGGTAATGATAAAGATGACCATATAATTTTATCACAATTCTTTTTACAAAAGATAACACCAGATGATGAGGATGGATTTTCAACCAGTCATTACTGGACTAATGATGGGATATCACTTGTAAGATTTGATGGTATGGAAGAAGTTGAACCATATGAATTTAAAACTTTACAACGAGCAAAGGTTTATGTTAATGGTGAGAACTTAATGTTTGACTATGAGAAAGGACATCAACAATGAAGACAAAGCAACAAGCAAGACAAGAGTACAATCAAATGAGAAAAGATGACAAGGTATTTGCAGAGTGTTGGAGTACTGATGACCACGATTTTTATGAGTGGTGTTCAAGTTATCTTGATTACAAACATATAACAAGGAGCAGTAAATGAAACTAGAAGACATAGGAATTAATCACAATGGTACTGGTTCAACATTAGTACTTTGGGTGTGTGATGATGATGGAAATAATCCTCAACAATGGAGAGGTAATTTGTATGCAGTACTTGACCATGTATTTAAAGATTTAGTTTTAAATAATTGGGACAAAGTAAAACCTAAAACTAGATGGGGCTACCCAAGATTAACTAAAAAAGAAACTAAAGATTTATTAGAATGGAGGAACTAATATGAAACTAAAAAATCCTATAGCTAAAGAGTTGAGAACACCTAAGTTTAAATCTAAGGTGATTGAAAACAAAAAGAAAAAGTTAGAAGATGATGACAAGCATTGGATAACTTCGGGCTATGAAGGTGTAGAAATTTTTGTCAAGGGTTCAGACATCCATAACTTATTAGATGATGATGTGGATGAAGGATTGTTTGGTGAGAATGATAAAGACTTAGTCAACAGAGTACAAAAAGAAACAGGAGGTAGTGTAGATGAGTAACAATATAAAACCAGAGGTAACAATTACTTGGGGTACTGAAAAAGAAATAACTAAAACTTATATCTTTGAAGATGAAACACAGAAAGCTTTTTTTCTTAAGGGTGTAGATGAAAGTAATGGTTGGTTGGAGTATGAGATAGTTGAGAAAGGAGAGCCTATATCATATGTACAAAGTAATAATCCTGTCAGTCGTATTATCCCTTAGTCTATTGAGTTGTAGTAAAGGAGATTTTGACCCGACAATTACTATAATTAAACAGGTAATTAAGTCAACAAAATCAACGACTTACGAGGATAATAAATAAATAATTATTTCCTTGCAATCAAATAAAAAGTATGGTATAATAGAAGGTTAGTAGTATGATAAAAATTATAGGAATAATATTTGTATTAATAGTATGGAGTTTTATAATAACAGGAACATTTAATTTAATATGATAAAAAATATTTGTGCAGGTTTATTAATTTTATGTCAGTCATCTTTTAATTTTCAAGATGACTTTGAATATAATAATAACGAAGAGTTTATAAAGGGAGTAAAAAATTGTGCGTTGTTTTATAATGCAGACTTACCCGCTAAAGATAGAATACCTATTGAAATAATTGTAGGTCAAGCTTCATTAGAGAGTGACTGGGGTAGGTCAAGGTTTGCATTAGAAGGAAACAATTTATATGGTATGCGTGAGTATGATTTAACTGAACCGCATATCAAACCACTAGGAAATTTAGAAGCAAACTTTGGATTAAAAGTTTATCCTACTAAATGTTTATCAGTTGTTCACTACATAGAAACTTTGTTAAGTCATAGAAGTTATGCAGAGTTTAGAGAAAAGATGTACGATATGTGGGTAGTTGATGAGTACGATATATTTTTATTAACTGAAATGTTATATAACTATTCAGCAGATAAAGATTACGCAGTCAAACTAAGAAGAACAATTTTGTTTATAACTGAAAGGGGTTATCTAAATGGCAGGGAATAAGAAGTTTGATATTGATTTAAAGTATGGACAGATACGAGAACAAAAAGTAAAAGACATGTTCTCTAAGTGTCAGATAGAAGTCAAGTCAGAGAGAGATTGGTGGCAGAGAACAGGAAACATAGCCATTGAGTATGAGTATCGAGGGAAACCAAGCGGTATCTATGCAACAACAAGTGACTATTGGTTTCATAGATTAGAGTTAAAGAAAAAAGAATTTTGTACACTTGTTTTTAAAACATCCATTCTAAAAAAGATTGTGGATAGTTACAAAGATAAGTTGACAAAAAATGTGGGCGACAATAAGGCGAGTAAATGCGTACTAATACCTATCAAAGAAATATTTCGAAAGGAGTTTTATGACAATGTTTAAAGAGATAGAACAAGTGAAGACAGAGATACAAGAACACGAAGGGTTCAGAGATACTATATATAGTGATTCATTAGGATTTGCTACTATAGGTTGGGGTCACCTCGTAAAAGACACCGACAATTTTGAGAAGGGAGTTGCTTACAGTAAAGAAGAGTTACAAAAAGTTTTCGATAAAGATTTTGATTTAGCATGGGACAATGCAAATTCTTTAGTGAAAGAAAGATTGACAAACACAGACTTTCAATTACTAGATATAGATAGAAAGATGAAAATCATATCTATATTTTGTAACATGTGTTTCCAATTAGGTAAGGCAGGTGTAGGTAAGTTCAGAAAAATGTTTGAGAACATAGCTAAACTAAATTTTAAAGGGGCGAGTTTAGAAATGTTGGATAGCAGGTGGGCTAAACAGACACCTAGTCGTGCCGAATATTTATCAAATAAAATGTCACAGGTATAAAATAAATTTATTTTTGCCTTGCTTATGACACAATTGTATGATATAATATGTTTAATTTAAATAAAATAATTAACTATGTTAAAGATTATTATAGTTATTATTATAGTATTAATAATAATATTAATAAATATTTAATAGAGTAATGACATGTTTAAAATTAAACTAAATAAATTATTATTAGCACTTGACTTTGTTTTAGTTTCGTGCTATAATACAATCTTCAATAATAACATAGGAGGTATATATGCCAACAGTTGAAGGAAAAGCATATTGGGCTAGTGTAACTAGACCTAATACAACATTCGACCCAGTATATCAAATTGATTTAGCAGTTGATGACAAAACTGCTGATGAGTTCAAGGGTAAGGGTGTGTCAGTAAAACAAGATGATAGAGGTTCTATTGTCAAGTTCAAAAGAAAAGTTGCTAGGGCGGATGGGACTAAAAATCCTATGCCAAGACTAGTGGACTCTGCAAAACAACCTATTGATGTACTAGTAGGTAATGGTTCAAAGGTTAAAGTTTTATACAAACCTTTTGACTGGACATTTGCAGGTAAATCTGGTACAAGCTTGGACTTACAAGCAGTACAAGTAATTGACCTCGTGCCATATGGCGAAGACTTTGATGTCTCGGATGGCGGGTTTGTTGCAGAAGGTAACAACGAGGAATTTTAACTAACTAAAACAGGGGGCGACATATGAACGAAGACAAATCTAAATTTGTAGAGTATCATGTCCCCTGTTCTACTTGTGGAAGTAGTGATGCAAGAAGTATTAATGATGATGGCAGTAGCTATTGTTTTTCTTGCACCACCTTCTTTCCAAATGAGACAGGGGTAAATCAACAACAACAAAGGGGCGACATGCAGACAGCAGAAAAAATAACAGACTTAAGTTATCATCAAGGTTCTGTATCTTCAATATCAGATAGAGCAATCAATAGTGAGACTTGTAAAAAGTATGGAGTGAAGGTTACTTACAATGGTAACAATCAAATAGCAAAACATATCTATCCATACTATGACGAGACAGGTCAGATGATAGCAACCAAGACTAGATATGTTAAAGATAAACAGTTCTCAATACTAGGTTCGACATCCAGTTCTGGATTGTTCGGTCAGCAATTATTTAATGGCGGAAAATTTGTAACCATAACAGAGGGTGAGGTTGACGCAATGTCAGTCTATCAAATGTTAGGTTCAAAATATCCAGTAGTTTCTATTAAGAATGGAGTTGCTTCCGCATTAAAAGATATCAAACATAGTTATAATTGGCTTGATAAATTTGACAATATTGTAATTAATTTTGATAACGATAGTGTGGGTAGAGAAGCTTCACAAAAAGTTGCGGAGTTATTTCAACCCGGGAAAGTTAAGATAGTAAAACTTTCTGAAAGTTACAAAGACGCAAATGATTTGTTGCGTTCTAAGAAGTATGAAGAGTATGTAAAAGCTTGGTGGAATGCACCAGTACATGCACCAGATGGTATCATTGAAGGTAGTCAATTACTTTCTGAGGTACTAGAACCAATCGTAAAATCCAGAATAGATTATGGATGGAAAGGTTTAGATGAGTTAACTTATGGTATTCGTAGCGGTGAGTTAGTTACTATTACTGCGGGGACTGGACTTGGAAAAACATCAGTCATCAAAGAGTTAGTATATCATATCTTTAAAAGTACAGAGAGTAACATTGGTATGATTATGTTAGAGGAAAGTCCTAAGATAACTGCACTAGATATCATGGGAACAGAAGCTAACTTACCTTTACGAAGACCCGATATTAATTTATCAGATGAAGATAAAACAAACTACTTCAACAAGACAATAGGTACTGGTAGATTTTATTTCTACAATCACTTCGGTAGTAATTCAGTAGATAATATTGTTGCTAGAGTTAGATACATGGCAAAAGCTTTGGACTGTAAGTTCATAGTACTTGACCACATAAGTATGATTGTATCTTCTCAAGAGATAGGTGATGAAAGAAAAGCACTTGATGAAACTATGACTAAGCTTAGAACACTTGTTCAAGAAACAGATATTGCTTTGATAATTGTATCACATTTAAAAAGACCAGATGGTAAAGGACATGAAGAGGGAGCAGTCACTTCACTTGCTCAACTTAGAG